AATATTCTCCTGGAATATATTGTACTGTTCCACAATCACATTGACAAACCCATATTGCTCCACCATTAGAAGTATTTTCCTTGGCCCTTTCTAGTACTACCAATTTGCCAAATCTTTGTCCTACTAAATTTTTAAACCAAGTTTGACTTACTTTTTCTTTTTGTAAACATCCACAGGAAAGAGTTGTGCCTCTTCTTAAAGCAGAACTGTCCACTTTAGTTAGATTACCACATTCACAACGACATAACCATTTTATTCGACCACAAACGTCACGTTCATTAGTTGGTTCTATCGTGGTTAATTTACCATATAGTTGTCCTGGTTGTATTTCATTAGGACTTATTAAATTGTGTTTTTTAACATAACGGCCTACCGTATGTCTTTCTACACCAATTTGTCTTGCTATTTCAGAATTATTTATCCCCTGATAAAATAACTCTTCTAATTTACTTATCTGTTCTTTTGTCATAGTTTTTTCTCCTCTGTTTTCTAATTATAAGTAGAAAAATATGACTGGAACTCTATAAATATGAGTGGAACTTTAATCAATTATCTCACCATTTTCTAACCTTTCTATAATTTCTTTTAATCTCTTATCTTCTTCTGAATCCCAATTTTTAATTTGATATTCTTCACGTGCATAAAAATCTTCAATTGGAACCATTCTTGAATCGGTTACAAACAAATCTTTGCGCTTTAGTGTACCCAAATTCATGACTGACCAAATTCTTACTTGCGTCCATTCTCCACTTCTAACTTTATATATATCCGTTACTAAATTTGGAGTATCACTCATACCACTTAAAATTGGAACTAATACGTCAAGTTCTTCTTTTGTTGGCCTTGCCATAATCGCACCGTTATCTGCTTTATTAATTGTACTACGACCGCCCGCTAAAGAACTTTCATTTCTTATGTCTTTATTATCATCACCTTTTGCATTTAATTGAGTTGATGTAAACATTGCTACATTTAATTCAGCCGCTAAATCTTTTAATGCCGTTGCAAACATTAACAACACTTCATCATTTCTTAAAGCAAATCCTTTAAACTCATTAAGTAATGCTGGCCCAATAAAGATATAATCATAAAATACATAACCTATATCTCTTGTGATACAATTTTCTCTAACTAAAGTTTTTACAAGTTCAATTGTAGGATTCGGCATTTTAACCAACGTTAAATTTTCTTCATAATATTTCATAAGTCCAATTGCTTGTGCAATTACACTTTGTTCACGTTCATTAAAATCACCATATTTAAATCTGCTTTCACTAAAATCAGTTAAATAAGCTAAAATCATTTTTCTAACTTCTTTAAACTGTTGCTCTGTTACAATAAATAAAACTTTTTCACAGTTCCCTTCTTGTACCCATTCACAAGTTTCACTATTATATCTAATCGGATAAGCTAAATAACATGCATCGGCTACTGCATTTCTTGTTTTACCAACCGAACTTGCCGCTGACCTTATTGTTAATGTTCCTTTTCTTGCTCCATCAATTATTTGATTAAAGATGTGTCCTTGTATAGGTAATCCTATATCTTGAACTTCATTTAATTGTTCGACTAAATCTTCAATACCTTCAGCCGCGCTTTCAGTTTCAACCTCATCATTAACTTCATATTTAGTTTCTAAATTTAAAATTTTACTTCTAATACCATCAGTTATTTCTTTTAAGGTTAAAAACTCAAATCTACTATTTATTTCTTGCGACTTTGGGTTAGTTAAATCTTCACAATAAAAATTACTTATATCAATTCCACTTTTCTTTAAGTCATTTAATAAATTTAATTTCTTAAACTTATTATAATAATAAGGAAAGTTTTCAACTTGAGCTAATTCTTGTATATCTTGTAAATATTCAATGCCATTATTATTTTTAAAAGTTGTCCGCGCCGCCTCATTATGGCTCATCTCATTCTCTATATCTATAGGTTGAATGTTTGTGGCGCCATTGCGATACAACACATTAATCGCACTAAATATATATTTTTCAAACCTATCTGGAAAGTCTGTTAAATTAAAGTTATATCGGTCTACTTCACTCAAAAATTGAGGACGTTTCATAAGACTTCCCAAAATTTGCTGTATGCAACCTTTATCTATCATTCGTCCTCCATCCTCTCAATCGCATCGAAATCCATTTCATATTTCTTTCTTTTCTTTGATTGACGAATTACTACTTTTTTCTCTCTTGATTCAGCTGCGCGCATTTGACGTTCAATTTGTGCAACGATTCCGCTACTTTGTCTTTCTTTTAAAACCCAATAAGTACATGCTTCACTATATACAAATGGAACGATACCAATGCCGCCATGGCCTTTATTCCAGTCATTATGCTTTACTTCATAAAAATATTTTAAAGTAAAGAAAATACCTTTCATTGTATATTTATTTTCTTTTACAAACTTTTTTAATTGTGCCTCAATCATATGATAATCATATGATACTTTTAAATCTCTTGATATAAAGTCATAAATAAAACTTTTATATTCTTCATCAGTTGCTGGGACAGATGCTTTCCAATCTTCATAACACTTGTGATGATAATAAAAATTTTTAGAAGGCATTATCCAGTCATCTTTTTCTTTATTAATTTCTGCTTTACAAATTCTACAAATTGGCATCTTCTCACTCCTTTCTAATTATATTATACCACAAAAATGAAAAAAAGTCAAATTTAAAAGACCTATCTTTGATAGGTCTTTTTCTTACATCATATCGCGCATTTCTAATACAACAAGGTGCATTAAATCTACTTGGTCTTCGGTAATTTCGCTCAGCTTAATTTTCCTACCAAAAATCATTTCGACTTTCTTTAATATTTTATCTGCATTAGCTGGGTCAGAACCAACTAAGTTACCCCAAAGAGTTTGTGCTTCCGCGCGTTCTTTGGCAAAATCAAGCGGTTCTTCAACCTTTTGTTCGAGCTTATCAACTACTGTCGCGCCATCGATTTCTCTTTGCTTATCAATAGCTTCATTAATTGCATCAACTAGCTCTTGATAACCGAGTTTAATCTTTGGAGCAAGATAAGGGAAACGACTTCCTGCCATAACGGTAGGAGTTTGTCTAGTATAAAGCCATCTCTGACTTTCACCCGAATCATTCCACTCAGTAGCAATATAGCCGATAATGTCTACGATTTGATTTACAACTTCATAACAACGCTTAGGCATTGAAGGAGCAAGAATTTCAATTTCTGAATCATCAGCAGTTTTTTCTTTTCTTGTTTCAATATGTGAAATAAGAACAAGTCCATAGCCTAACATTGTAATTTTTCTTAAGCAGGTTTCAAATTCTTTTTTAACAAGATTCCAACCCTGTCCCCAAGGAATATCTCTTATTGTTTGAACTCCATTCTGCGCGCACACAAATTGTTCACACATTTCATAAGCAATTGTAGTAGTATCAATTGTAATTGTTGAATACATATCGCGCGCTTCTGGTTTCTCAAGCTGACGGAGGACTTGTTTAAAATCCGCCCAGCGATTAATATCTACCGCCTTAATTCCGTCAATTGCATTATATCCTTTTTCAAACGCAACTAAAAGATTTTTAGGAAAACGGGAAGCCAAAGTGGTCTTACCTGTCTTTGGCTTTCCATATATAAGTATATATTTTCCTTTTAAATCTCGTGAAATTACGGTAGGTTCAATATTTAAAATATCTATACCAGCCATAATTCACCTCCATTAAAATCCAAGGTCTTTAAAACCACCTACAGGACCAGGAGTATTCTTCTGAGCTACTCTGCTCATTGACCTATCTTTAATTGCTTCAAGTCTTGCTTTTCTTTCAGCAAGTGCGGTTTGAATCTCATTATGGTCATATGCGAACTCTTCACTTAATGGAGTTTGAGAACCACCAGTTATGATTAAATCGCTAACAGAAATTGTTCTAGTTCTTTCAATCGGTTCACCAAAATCAACTTCTTCATAGTTTGTTTCAGTTTTTGAGGTAAAGTTAAGTCTACCATTAGCCTTAACTGTATCTCCTTCTTCCCAATACTGAGAGATTGCATTAATAACACCTTCGCTTTCTGCATAGAAAGGTACTACGTCAACAAGTCCACCATACTGAGGAAGTACAGCATTAACTACATATCTTCCAGTTGTTTCTCCATTGCGGTCAACTTCTTCTTTCTTCTGTGCTACTACAAACTCTGCAGAAAAACTTGCTTCAGGTTTGCAGTCAGCCTTATTAATTTTATTAATGAATGATGCATTAATTCTAGGGAAAGAGATAAGTCTTCCATCCTGTGAGTAATATTCATTCATTCTAATATTTGCGCCAGTGATTCTAATTCTATCAGCCTCATCTTCACTACCTGCGGCCGCTACGCTTACGAACTCATTTTTAACTCTCATTAAACTTTCATAAGCGGGATTAGGTTTACCAGCATTAGTTAACTTATAAGAGAAAACATGAACAGGAATCATAAGCTCTCTTTCTTCTTCGCCAATCTTCTGATTAACTTTTACAATAATTGAACCACTAATACCGTCCATTGGGGTTCCATCTTTCTTTGTGAAAGTTTTTGCCTCAAGGTCGATTTCATTTAAAATCCCTTCAATTTTTACTCTATTTTCTGCTTGTCTTAACATTATTTCTTTTCCTCTTTTATTTTTCTTTTTCTTTCAAATTTTAACTAGTAAATAATAATAGAATGGAGGGTTTCAATAAACCCTCCGGCGCCTATTATTCCTCGTCCTCAGAAGGAACAAAGTTCATGCCAGCAGCATTAAGAACTACATATGTTACGGGCTTATCTGCTCCTTCAACCTCAACCTTTTCTCTAGCGGCAAGTTCTTTCTTTGCCAGGTCGGTTACGTTAGCACCAACGCTTCTAGGGGTTCTTCCCAGTGCGCCAGCAAGCTCATCGATAGATACCTTTCCACCATTGTCTCTTACATAGTTAAGTACTTCCATTGACTTTTCTGTTAACTTCATTTTTCTTTTTCTCCTTTAATTTAAATAAATTTTGTTAATAATTTGTCGAAAGTTTCTTCTCTCAACTTTCTATAAATATTATATCATATATTTTACTCAATTTCAAATTTTCAGACCGTTCGAATTTTAAAAAATTTGTAATCCAATTACTTTAGCTAAAGTAAGTTTTATTGATTTAATTCCTTGCGCACCTTTGCTGAGTAAGTTTATTTCTTCTAGGCTAATTTTAATTTGTGAATTAGATGATACGACTATCATATCTTTTTGATTTGCAATGGGCGCAAAGTCAATCATTGAATCTCCTTCGCGAAGTGCTTGAATTTTTACTCCTTTTGTTGCTCTTCCAGTTACGTTAAACTCAGAAATTGAAGTTCGTTTACTGAAGCCCAATTCACTTATTGTTAATAATTCTTTTACGTTACTTGGAATGATTTGTGCTGAAACTAAACTATCACCCGGGTATAACGTAATTCCTTTTACTCCTCGCGCGACTCTACCAATAGGACGTATATCCTTAGTTTCACACATTACATATTGACCGCGCGCTGTCAACATTCCAACTCGTTCATCATTCATTAATAAGATAGAACAAATCTCATCGTCTTTATCTAAATTAAGGGCTTTGACGCCGATTTTCATTTTAGTATTATAATCGGATAATTTGGACTTCTTGAGTATTCCCTTTTTGGTAAAGAAGACTATATGTTCTTTACTATCTTTACGATTAAGAAATGCAAGTTGTTTAATGTGTTCAGTCATATTTAAGTTACAAAGTGACTCAATTGGTATAACTTC